CGATCTCTTTGATCGATCGCAGCAAATCGGTACGGAACTCGTAGGTCGAACCGTGGTAGTACGGCACGCCGTTGATTTTGATCTCAGTTCCGCCGCAAGGCGCGAGGTCAATCCGATACCAATACACGTCCGAACCGTCTTCGGCGACGCGCGAGAAGCGCTCGGTAACGTTGGTCGTGAACATCGAGTTCTGAGCTTGCGCCGAGAGGCGCGAAGACTCTTCTTCCGCGATAAGGCGCGCGGCGCCCGAACGCGCCAACTCTGCTTCAAGTTGGAGAATTCGGGCTTTCAACTGCTCAGAGGTTTCCCCCTGAGCTTCGTCGTTCTCTTCGAACTCGTCACCGCCTTTCGGCGGATCCAGGGGGGTGCGCGGTGGCATCAGTTGTAATCTCCGATTACGGGGTTGTCACGGTACCGGCAGTATACCCCGGAGCGAACGCAGAACCAGCTTCAACCCGAGCCAAAAATGCTTGGTTCAGGATGATTGAGCCGTAGAAGACCTTCCACGACACGACGCGGGTTTGATTCAAGGGGTCCGACTTGTCGGCGCCCGTCAGGTAATGGAACTCGGGGTTTTCGAGCAACACTTGGCCGTACGAGTGATTGCCGATGAAGATCGTCGGGAACACGCTCACGCCCGTGGCGGGAGCCGCCGGCGGGGTTTGCGCTACGCCAATGCCCGTCAGCGTGACGGTCTGATTCGGCAACAGTTGCGTTGCCTGACCAGCGAGCGGGCCGGTGACCGGTACGCCCAGGCCGATGGCGGTAGCCAAGTTGCCGGGGGTGGCTGACGTGCCGATGTACACGTTGAAGATGTATCCGGCCAGTTGCGGGAGCACAACGCTGATCGAACCCGTCGGGCCTGTGACGCTGATCGCGCTGGAGACCTGATAGATGATCTGCTCAACCGACGTTTGCGCCGGCGCCGCGGTCACGATGATCTGATAACCGGCGTTCGTTGCGAGCGTGCCGCCTGACGTGGAAGCCGTACCGTTGATCTGCGCGGCGCCGGTCCAGTAGGGCATCAGGTTCGATTCAACGAAGCGCGTGCCGCCAAAGGGGCCGAGTTCGTTGTTGTACAGGCGGTTCACGTCGCTGTACGACCAGGCGGTCGCGACGGTCGTGTTTTCGCGCATGTCTTGCGCGGACAACGGATGGATCAGGCCGACGTAGTGTTGCATGACAGCCGGCGATTTCGACGGATCGCGGTAAGCGCCCGCTTCGATCATCATGTCTTCGCGCTCGTCGCCCATGAAACGCGGCACGCCGTACGTGAGCATCGAACCCACGATACGGTTGTTTTCGTGCGGGGTCATCACGTCAGTCGCCAGCAAGTTCGCGCGGCTCGTCTTGCCGTTGGCGTAGTTCACCTGGGTCGTGGCGAGAAGCGTGTTGAACGTGTTGCGCTCAAGCGTTTCCGGCAGTTGCAGCGCGACCAGTTCGCACGCTTGTTGGAACAAGGGGTGCTTGATGGTCAGGTTCGCCACGTCGGTGATGATGACGCGATCGCCCCATTGTTGCGCGGTGGCGGAGACTTGTTGCAGGGCCATGGCTTCGCCCGGGGGCGCGACGCCTTCTTGCAACGGCGCGAACGGCAACGGCAAGCGCTGGTAGCGCGAGGCCGTGTAGGTCGTGCCGCGATTCGTGTCTAGCTTGAGCGGCTTTCCGAACTGGTATGCGACCAGCTGGCGGCGCGCAAGCGGTTCGACTTCTTCTTGAATGTACGCTTCCACGTCCGCCGTAAAGCTGGTGGACTGGTTGGTTACACCGGGGAACATCGAGGCCCACAAGAGGCCCAGTTTGTGCAAGGATTTCATGGTTTCCTCTGGGGTTAAATTTCGATATTTTCGAGACGCGCTTTCAGCTTGCTACCGCTGCTCGGGCGCCCACGGCCTTGTACGTCGCTGCGCACGCCCGGCGACTTGCCGCGCGGCACTGCCGGTGCGGCTGCGCCTTTGGCCTTGGGTTTCAGCTTTCCGTCAGCAATGTCCTTGCCGAGCATCCAGAAGTACACATCTTCGCGGGAAGCTTGCTGGCCCCGCGAACGTGCGCGCTGGATCTCTTCTTCCACGCGCTCTGTGTACTTGCTGCGACGCGGATCGGTTGCGACTTTGGATTCAAAGCGCGCCCGGTCCGACATGTCTTCCGCGCGGAAAAGCGCTTGCTGCGCTTGCGCCTGCGTTGCTCGCAACGTGCGGTTAGCCTGGATCTGCCAGCGTTCCATCTCGGAAACGTCGGCGGCGCGAAGGCGTTCTTCCTCGCGCTGGAATTCAGGGTCTATCGCTGGCGTGCGGGATGCAGCGAGTCGTGCTTCCTCCGCTGCTCGGCCTCGGCGTTCGACTTCAGCCTCAACGCGAGCCAGACGGTCAGCAGTATCATCGCGACGCGTTCGGGCAGCGACGGGAGGATCATCAGGAAGATCGTCATCAGGCAGATCATCAGGAAGATCGTCGTCGGAATCAGATGCAGGAAGATCATCAGGGATGTCATTATCATCGCCGTCAATCCCCGGGAATAGGAGGCCTAGAATCTTTTTGAGCAACTTGGACATTTGTCGCTTCCTTATGGGGCTACGCCAGAACCGACCGATTGCAGGGTCGCCGTGGGCGTCGCGCCGACTGCGGTGATCTGGAGGATGTAATCGACCCACGTATCGGTGGTGATTGCAACGTGACCGGTGAGAGTCCAGCCCGTGTTCGTGGTGATCGTCGCGGTCGAGGTGGAAGTGTTCAGTACCCGCCACACGATGGTCGAGCCGACTACCGCTTGCTGTGGGGTCATCGTAGCGAGCAGCGTCGTTACCGTCGGAAGCGTGATTGCTGCGCCCGCGCTAAGCGAACTGATCAGGAGGTAGCTTTGCTCCGCTGCCATCGTCTGTTGCTGCGACAGTGTCGTAGCGCCAGTGCCTGCATACACGTTGTATGCGGTAGCGGGCCAAGGGTTCTGCGACGTGATGGCGTTGATCAGACTGATCTGATCAGGCATGGAGCCATTATCCGCGATAATGGGGGTTTGGCCTTGAATCGCCGGGAACAACGAGCCGATCAGTTCGGCCAAACGGATTTTTCGCACGATATGCTCCAATAGTGGCTTTCGCCGGTTATATGCTGTTTGTTACTAAAAGTCAACGTACGCGCCGCGCGCGTATGAATCCGTTAGCCGTAGCTGTGCTTACCGCGAAGTTACAGAGCGTCACTAGATACGCCGTACCGCTTGCGGCGATATTAACCCGCGAGGTAGGAGCTTGGATTATTTCGCCTATTCCCGTCGCCGGAGTTGCATTCAGCTGGACGAAATTGCCGCCATTGGCCGCGCCAAACGTGGCTGAAGATGTGCCTATCCCCACTGTGCAGCCTGTGGAAGTGGTCGTCCCTGCGGGCAGAAAGGTAGTCGTCCCTGTCACATCCCAATCGCCCGCCGTGAGCGGCGTACTGGTGGCGTTTGAGGCCACGCCGGTCGTAAGAGAAGTCCCGGTTGTGGCATTCGTAACATATTCGCCCACACTGCCCGCGTTGGCGTTGTTTCCCGCTGCCGTGCCAACGATCCCGTTTGTCGTTGAGGGGGCAATCGCTCCCCCTACGTTCAGCGCGCCGCCGATACCGACCCCGCCTACCACGGCGAACGCGCCTGTTGTCGTACTTGTCGAAGTAGTAGGGCTCGGCAGCTTCAGCTGCCCGCTGCCCCCGGTGAGCGAGTTGAACTCCAGATTGCCCGAGCCATCGAACGTGATGCCCCAGCCCACCGCGCCCGACGTATTGTCGAGGATGATGTGGTTCCCTGCGTTATTCCGAATGTGCAGGGATTCCGTTGTGTGTGCGCCAATCGCGCCAAGCGCGTTCGCGAAATTATCGCCGATCGCGATATTCCCGAAGTCCTGCCCAATCGAGTAGCCTGCTTCCACGCGCCACATGAGTTGTGCGCCCGGTTCGATAGTTGGACTCGGCGTGCCGTTGCCGTCATCCACTTCCCAAAACGAGTTGCCGTTCGTGCAGGTGTTCGCCGTGTAGGTGATATACGCCGAGGTACAAGCCGGGTAGGTCGTTTGCCCCGTCGCCAGCACTGGGTCACTGCCGACAAAGCCGTGAAAGTCGTTCGAAGACCCGGGGAAGAAGTTCGAACCGTCATTTCGGATAATGAATTCGACGGAAGGCGCCGTGCTTGAGAACTGGTTGACGGAGATGTTTTGGAAGTGGTTCGTGTCTCCCGCGATCACAAAACCAATCGCGCCCGCGCCGAGTTCCATGTAGATATTGCGGAAGATGTTCTCGCTGGCGTTGACCGTCAGCGCGCCGCCGCCGGCATACGCGCCGATGTTGATACCGTTGCTCGGGCTGCTTGGAACGCCGCCCCCGCCAATGAAGTTCTGGATCTGGATGTTGTCAAACGTGTTCCACTGCGAACTCGCGGTGGCGCCCGTGTTGAAATTCGTGTTCGTGACGTGCGCCACGTTCAGGTCAATCGTGCTGGATCCGCTGAAGTTGAACGCCGTGATGTCTTGGAAGCGCCCGCCGTTCAAGGTCGCGATGAAAATTGCATCTTCCGCCGTGCCTAGGTTTCCATTGAACGTCATTCCGATTACGGAATTCCCGTTGATAGGCAAGCTGGACGTGTTGACAGTGGGCGACGTGATAGACAGCATGATCCCGCCTGTCGCGCCGATCCACTTCAATTGGCACCCGTTCGATCCAAAGATAAATGGTCCGTTGTTGTTCGGTACGTTCGCGCCGGTCATCGCGCAGCGCAAAGTTACATTGCTCGCAGTTTCCGTTAGCGTGCTTCCAATTGCGCAAACTTGCCCCGGGGGAAACAAGACTGTGCCGCCGCCTGCGGTCTGCGCGGCATTGATCGCGTTTTGAATCGCCGTCGCGTCGTCGTGCGATCCATTGCAAAGTGCGCCGAACTGGCTCGGCGTGTACTGCGCGGTGCCATTGATCGCCTTGTACGTCGGGCTCGGGTAGTTCTGCCCGAACGCAACCGTCGAGACGAAAAGTAAAAGGGCTAGTATTTTTCTCATGATATCGAAATCGATCCGCCGTTATTCCAAACTACGCCCGGTGTTTCGGGTTGCACTGTAGGTAAAGGCGCGAGTCCTGCGCTCCACCCAAAACCGCCCCACACCGGCGGCGGTGATAGGAGCGCTGCTAGTGTAGTCAAACTGACCGCACAAAGCACGTTTTCCCCGTTCTGGCACTGGCGAATCATGACGACTTCGCTGCCGTTTATAGGCTGAAGTGTCCCGGTCACGATTGAGATAGCGTGCCCCCGTTGTTCCAGATCACGCCCGCTGTTCCGGGGAGCGTGGTCGGGAGGGAGTTGAAGTACGCAAGGAACGCTACCCCGAAGTTAGCGGTGCCTTCGCCCAAGAGGGAGACCGCTGGCCACACGTCGTTCACGCCGTCAGTCTGAAGTAGGATCGCCGTGGAGTTGTTTGTGCCTTGAGGCAGCACGACCCCGTTCCCGATCGTACCGCCCGCACCGTTGCTCAGTAAAACCGTGAGCGTGAACGCACCCGTCGTGTTGTTGTTGAATTCGACCGAACGCGACGCGGTGTTGTAGGTTCCGTTCTGGATGACGAAAGTTACATTGCTTGTGAGCACGCCCGTGAAGGTGACCGTGCGACGGCCGGGGGGTACGTCAACTGCTGCTGCGACTACGCCTGTCGTGTACCCCGTTCCGCCGTAAGGGATCGTAACGCCTGTAACGCCACTGCCAGATACGGAGCTTACGCGAACGATCGCGTCATAGTTGCCCGCTGCCAGCACCAACAGATCGCCCGCGGCATAGCCGCTACCGGGATTAGAGATCGTCAAAACCCCGGAGACCACGCCCCCCGAAGCGAATATGACGATCTGTGCGCCGCTGCCTCGTGACGCCTGGTTGTAGAGCCCGCCTGTAACCGCGAACGGAACCGTCGCTGTAGCGCGGCTGTTCTGCTGATTCACAAACGCGTCAGTCGCTACCAGCGTGGAGTTGTCCAGCGGGTTTTGCGTGACTGCGTTCAAAGGTAACGTGCCTGACGCCAGTAGATTCAGATCGACCGTGACTTGCTGCGCGAGCGAGTTAATTGCCGCCTGCACTTCCTCTGGCGGGACATCGGTGCCCGCTGACCGGACACGATAGGGGGTGATAAAGAATTCATCAGCCACGGATAGCTCCTATTCGCCTTGCGGGGCTTGGGTATCCGTCGCATTGTACATTCTGGTCGAACCTGCGCAGTAGCGCTATCAAACCCTGTGCGTGGCCGCAATCGGCAGCGTGCTTGTCCGCTTCAAACTCTTGGCGCTCGCACAGGTAGAAAAACCCTTCGGGGTCGAAAAACGCACGAAACGTAATGACCCACCATATGCGCTTCCACGCGTGGAGGTGTTTGATATGCCCTTCTTCGTGCGCGAGCACGGCGAACTTTTCCTCTAGAGGGAGTTTGAAAAACTCGTCCCCTAGCTGGATTGTGCCCCACGGCGTGGAGCGCGCGATCATCGCGGCCCCGCCTGCGGATCCGCCATCTGGTCAGGGTGCACCATGCCCGGAGGCCCTTGCGGGCGAGGCTGGCCGGGTTGCGCGCCAGGGCGTGGCGTTCCCGCGATGCCCGGACCCGCGCCGCCCGGTGCGCCTTGCTGGCCGGGTTGCGGTCCTTGCGCCTGTTGCATCTTCTGCTGCATGGCTTGCTGATGCGTCTGAATGTGCGCGCGGAACAGGCCGTGCGGATCGCCGGTCAACTGCGCGCCGTGCATGTGCTCGGTGATGTGCCGCTTGTCGTCATCCGCGGGATGCACTTCGGCGGGCATGCCGTTGTGCATCATGAGATTTTCGTCAGACGGCTCCACGTGGTACAGGTTGCGCTCATCGATCAGAATGCGCGGCGCGACTTCCGGGCCGAAGATCTGCTCAGTGCCCATCTCAAGGATCGGGCCGACGTTCAGCCGGCGACCATCAAGCTGTTGCGGCGGCACACCGCGCAGCACGTTCATCCACGCAATCATTTGCTGCATGCGTTGCATGCCGGTCTGATAGGCCGTGCCGCACCAGCGGAAGAAGTAACGCTCGCTGAACGCCTGGACAGGAATCTCTTCCTGCTTGGCGCGCGCCCCGACTTCGCCCATCGTGACCACGGTCAGTTCCTTCGTGCGGAACTGACGATCGAGTTCGAACATGCGCTCAAGTAGCGGGTTCAACATCACGCCCTCATAGCGCTTCGCGTGGTCGATGATGTTCGATTCCTGCGACTGCGCTTGCGCGGCGGCCTGCGCCTGGTTCTTCTTGCCCGGTGGCGCTTTGCCTAGCATCGCGTCGTTCACGTCCATGGATTCCTGGATCTGCGACTTGATGGCGTTGCACAGGCCCACGGCATCCTTGTAGATCGCCGGGAATTGCGCAAACGATGTCGTGTTCGGGTTCGTCAGCCATACCGCCGCCAAGCCCATTACCATCGACTGGTAGTTCGGGTTTGCAAGCGGATCGGTCATCACGATGGGCAGAAGCGCGTATTGCGCAGAATCCATTCCCATATTGTAGAAATCGTTGATATTCCACTGTAAATACTTTACAGGTTCAATCCGACTTATGCCGTAGAACGACCCTTGGATGCGCTCAACCGGAGCAGAGATAATTGGGCGCTTCTTAGACCAAAATGGATTTCGGATAATGCCAAGAATGACTTCAGGACCGGCGTAGTAGATGAAGCAGGGTTCTTTGCCTCGTCCTTCTTCCAATTCGAGATTCGCGTGGACTTCATAAATTAATGCGTATTTGTACGTTCCTTCCGTACGAACACCGGCATCCGCTGTGCGGCGTTTATTCGGCACGCGCTTTTGGCGCCCGCCGTCCGGTTCGTTCAGATTGTCCATAATCTCTTTAGCGTTCCAACCGACGAATACGTTTTCGTCAATGAACTGCTGAACAGATTCTTTCGTGAGACGAAGACGAATGGCCGTGGCCGTCGCTTTTTCAAGATCATTGACGGTCGGCGGATACACCGCAAGATCATCGACCGCTATCGGGGTGATGTCGGGCATCTCATCGATGATCTCTTTTTCTTCTATATCCCACTCTTCATCAACAGTGATGTCCTCGGCCTCGACGCCTGTTTCCTCATCAGAAAGGATAGGCGGCTTTTTCACGAGTTCCGTAATGCGCCGAGTGGTGCGCATCCAATCCACGTATAGGCACCACTGGCCAGTGACATCACCGGATAGCATGTCAGCCCGCACGATATCTTTGAGATTAGTCTTACGAATGTAGTGCTCAAGCAATGCGAGCGTGGGGTACGGCGTAACGTTCGCCGGTCCTACCGCGTCCACGTGCTTGTAGTTCGCAGGAAACAGAGTCGCTAGAGTGCGCTTGCACCGTGCGTTGATGCAGTCCCGGACTACTGGAACGTAGCACTGGCTGTTTCCGGAATACTGCTGATTCTCGTCAGGGATAGCGTTATAGATGTTCCACGCTTCCTCCACGCGGTCTGATTGCTGCTGCTTATTTTCGTAGCACTTTTGGATCTTCGGGTACAGCTTGCAGGCTTCGATATAGGCGTCGGAACCCTGGTCTTCTGCCCAATTCTCGATTTCTTCGTCCAGCCTTTCAGCGTCAATTGCCCGCGAATCGACTGTCTCGATTACGGGCAATTCCTCTGCTTTGACTTCCTTTTTCTTGCGCGCCATTACCCGATGACCTTACCGGCCAACTTGCGCGCGAGAGACGTGCCGCTATTGCGGTCGCCGGGGGTGCGCGCGGGGCGATCGTCTTCTTCCGGCTTCTTGGAAGTGCGACCGTAGGTCGTATCCGTCTTCTTGCCGCCGTAGGGGTTACCCAGGCGCAGTTCAACCGACTCCGACCAGTTGCGCCCGTTGTTGCCGCGCTTGTCTTTCTTCGTAGCCATTACCGCCCCTTCTTCATTTTGGGTTTCATTGACGTTTTCGCAGCGGGCATCGGCGGCATCTTGCTGCCCTTGCCCGGAGTCTTGCGCACGTCCTTCGCGCCCGACTCGCTCATCTTCGCGTCTTTCGGTTCGCGGTGCGCCACGTCAGCCGCCCATGCGTGGAGTCTTCGGCGGTGCGCTTTTCTTCATCGCCGGATCGGTCGCCTTACCGCCGCCCTTGATGGCGGACTCGGGCGCTTTCTTACCGGGGGCCGTATAAACCCGGTTCATCCGGCCTTTCTTGTTTTCCACTTACAGTCCCTTGCGGCGCATCACTTCGCGCATCGGGCCGCCGACGAGTTTTTCGCCCACTTTCTCAGGCTTGCCTTCCGCGCCGCCCTGGGATTTCCCTTTGTAAAACGAAACCGGATTTTGCGAAGGTGCTTTAGGAGCGATCGGTGCGCGCGAGATAGCCATGACTAGTTTCTCCGAGGTAGAGACGTGAAATATTGAGCACCCTGAGGGTTTGTGGCCGAATGTAACTCATCTGGAAGCGAATTTCCAGCACTAGAGCAAATTACGAACGCCGCCGCCTCCAAACCCTCGATTAGCGTCCTGTGTGGCCCGCGTTCCGGTTCCCCGCTTTGCTGGCCGTTCTTCATCGTGGGCAGGTTGTAACCCCCCGCCATCGCGTTCATGGTGTGCCGCGCGTTGCTATCGACCAGGAACAGCCGCTGCCCTTTCATCTCCGTGCGGATCATCGGGCTTAACGCGCCGCGCGCCATCGTGGAGTACGCCCCGCGCATCGGGTTCAACTTCGCCGCGCGCAACGCCGCCATCAGCGGCATGCGGTCCTGCTGGTCCATCACGTCGGCGGGGAGCCATGCCGTAACTCGCGCACGAGGGAAAGCTGCACGAACGAGTTGCATAACGTCCGGTACGGCTTGCGATGGAGGTACAGGAGAAATCCAGTCGGCAACCGCAACAAGACGCTCACCCTCCACAGCCAGCAATACAGCTGTAGTTTCATTTCCAGACGCGTTAAAACAAATCGCAAGCGCATCGCGCTGGCTCGGCTCGTACTCGCTGGTGAGGTTCTTTTCACCGAAGTCTTCATAGATCGCCGTCCCCGAGAATACCCGCTGGGCGTACGCCAGCGCGTTAAGAATGTCCCGCTTGCCCGAAGGGAAGTTCAAGATCTCCGCGACCAGTTGCGCATGTGCGCCGCGCCCGCCCACCAGCACGATGTCGCCTGCTTCGAAGAACGGTTGCAGGCCCATGATGAAGGCTTCCTTGCTCCTGTCCTGCGGCGCCTGAAGCGCCTTCAACGGCAAGCTCTCCCCGCGGCGCAACATCTCCGCGCGCATCGGCTGCATCAACCACTCGTCTAGAGAATTCTTCTCGATCGCAACCGTTGCGCCGTCATATCGACGGGAGGTCTCAAAAGCATCCGCGATGATCTCGTCGGGCTTCCAGTACTGGCCGGAGCTTGCGTGCACGAGGATCTTGGTGCCGAGGCGGGAAACAACCACACGTCCAGTCCGATCAGACTTCCCAATGTTAGCAGTGCGGGCAGGATCGACAATATGCACTTTCGGTAACCACGGCGCCGGATCAATTGCCACCTCATGAATGTGTTCGGCTTCGAACGGCTTATCAGTGCTCCCGATCGCCATCAGCATGTATTCCTGCAAGAAGCCGCGAAGCTGCCCCGCGCGCTCCGCCTGGTCGCGCTTTTTCCTGATCCACTCCATCGGGTAGCGCTCCGGCCACAACGCGACGGTTGCCGGATCATCGATGTCCCCGTTGCAGATCGGGAAGCTTCTGGACGTCCAGTCGGGGTTCTGGCGCAAACGCACGATCATGCAGTCTTCGGCCAAGGGGGTTCCGGTGACCCGGATCTTCCCCTTCTCCTTGTCCATCGCCGGCATCAGTTCAAGATAAATCTTGCGCATGGAAGCGTCCACCGCTTCCTTCGTCTTCACTCGCTCCTTGTTCTCCACGTCATCGAGATAGCAACGGTCCGGGCGCAAGTCGTGCCACTTGAAGCCGCGTATTTCCTCTTCCCACCCGTGCGCCTCAATCATCACGCCGTTGGCGAGTTCTATCTGATTCTCGTTCCACACGTTGCCGGCCACGCGCAATTTCCCGAACAGCGCGAGCAACTTCATGTTCTTCAACGCTTCGAACTTGATCGCTTCCAGGCGCTGGCAGGCTTTCGTGTAGGTCTCACCCAGGATGATGCAATACCCGAAGTTCTGGAAACACGCTTCCAGCAGCAAGAACTCTTCGGACAACGTGGACTTGCCGCCTTCGCGGAACATCTCAATCTGCACGAACTCGTCTTGTGACCGCCACAGGTCCATCACTTCCACGTGCGCCGCCGGTGACGCCTGAGGATGCCTGTGGGGGAAAACCATTGCACTTGCCAGCGCCCGGTCTTCCGAGATTACGTGCAGCGTTGCCGCGCTGGTCATTGAAGCCATTGGGGTCCGTAGGAGTTTGCGATTTGTTGCGAGTTTAACCCATCGATGTTTTTACGGTTCGCGGTTTGGGAAAGCGGTCTGCAAAATTTATCACCCCGTCCGGCGGGGGCCAGCGGGTTCCCAGAGTTGAGAATCATTCGCATCCGAGGCGAATCCGAATCGTTGACAACACAATTTGTTCGTTTAAATCCATTATGTCAACTAAAGCGTTTGCTTAATTGCTTAATAATCAACGACTTAGCGCAAACCGCAAATCACAACTCCATTATCACTGTGCGCCACCTTTCGATATCATCCGTCTGTCTTACGATTCGCCAACAACGATTTACGGTTCGTAATCAATATTCCAAGCATTCGCATCAGTGTCCGTTTTGCAGTAGTTTGGCCCAAACTATCGCGAACCGGACAAAGATCGTGCTCACACACATACGCGCGTTCTATATAACCAAAAGTTCTAAAGACTTGTATAGCATCTGCTATAGTGAAAGTGCTCACAACGAACCGAGAGATCAATCATGAAAACCGAATCCGAACTGCTTTCCCTTGAACGCGCAAAAGTTTGCACACTCGTCCACACCGTCATCACTCCCTTGGCGAATGCCTACATCGAGGTAGCGTGCGCTGACATGTGGTTGCCTGAGACGCAAAGGCACTGGACAATCCGCAGGACCGTCGACTACACGAGGATATGCATCCAATGATCACCTACGTCATCGTGGCACCCGGCGAAGAAGCGCTCGGCTACATCCGCTCAGATGGGCCGCCTAGCATCGAAGACATGACCGAGCACTTATCGATCCTCGCGGGCTTCAAAGACCGTGACGACTTCGTGCAGGCAAACCCCGGAATGTGGCTCGGCTACCAGGAGCTTCACTGAAACGCAAAAACGGCCCGCTAAGGGCCGTTCGCTTGTCTACCTCTCGCCTAGTACCTCCCCGACCTGTGAAACCCGCCTGGCGGCTTCTGCCAGCTTCTCATCGGCCAGGGCGATGCACGGCTGGCACCACATCGGCCCCGACCAGCGGACCAACTCCAAGAGACCTACGTCAAACGGCTTGGAACACGCAACACAGAAAACCGAATCTCGTTTCACTTCATCTCCTTCATCATCGCCCAGATCTGAGCCACGCTTTCTTCCACTTCGATCTCAACGCGGTTCTCTGCCAGTTGCACGCGACTACCACTTTCGTAGCCCGTGCAAACCATCGCGATGCGGGCGATCGGGATAAGCATCTGAAAACGCTTTTCGGTTGCAGTTCTCGTCACTCTTATAAACATTTCATTTTCCTTTCATTTAATGGTTTTGTCTTGGCTGAGGTTGCTGAGGTGCTGAGGTCTTATAGACACCTCAGCAACCTCAGACTTCAGCCGAACCTCAGCACAACCTCAGCACAACCTCAGCAACCTCAGCCGAGAAAATCCTCAGAATCGTCCAAGCTATAGCAGTCAAGGCTTTGCCTTATGGCCCCCATTTGTTCCAACCTCAGCAACACCACAGCCATGTTTTTTTTCTGTTTTCCGGGGTACTTGTCAAGAAGAATTTCAAAAATCTTATCCTGGTGGACTTTTCCGGTCGTGGATTTGTGCAGTTCGTCTTCGATAACCGCCAAAACTTCGCGGCTCAAGTCGTACCGTGAATCGTTCAGATTGGCAAGTTTCGAGGGCCTCTTCCCCGTCTTCTCGACATCCTTCTTGATTGGTTCCACAACGCAAGTCGTGACCTCGTCACCTTCACCGTCGTGGCCGACGACAACGCGTTTGAGTACGAAACTGAAACTGCTGCCGGTGGCGTCGTCACGCGACTTGGAAAGAACGGCACCGTGCTCCTTGTCGTTCTTGAACACTTCCATGACGAAATCGGCGCCCGCGAAGAGGGCTGACGAACCCCGCATGCCTTTGCTGTCCTCCTTGCCTGTGTGGTGTACCGCGAGCACCATCGCGCCCGTAGCGAGGCTCAGATCCTTGCACGCGGCGAGGAACAGGCCCATGTCCTTCGCACTGTTCTCATCCCCTGAATGCGAAGCCGCCATCGTATCCAGGATGATCAAGCCCGCTTGGCCGATGGCGTCGGCGAGTTGTTGTGTGTCCGAAGACAGCAGATTGGGTGCGGATGCGATGATGTCGGGGCGCGCGCCGTCGGGGCATACATACTGGTCGTAGGCGTCCATTCGCTTCTTGACGCCCTCGCGGGCTTCTGCCGCCACGTACACCACGCGGCATTCGGATACCTTGCGCCCGCGCCAAGCGGCACCGCGCGCCACAGTGGCGGCGAGATCCAGCACGAAGAACGTCTTGCCGGACCCCGACTGGCCGTAGAGAATCCCGACTTCGGCTTGTGGAAGCACGCCCTTGATGATCCACGGCACGCTCAGGTAATTCTGCTTGTAATCGCCCCAAGCGTGAACCGCGAAGGGGTTGTCAGACTTGGCACGCGGTTTGTGTTCTTCCTTCGGCGGCTGGCCGGTCTCGGGCAGGAAAGAGCGAAGCGTAGTCATGCGGCCTGTGTAGCTGCCGATCGAGGCGTACTTGGCTTCGAAGACTTCATCGATGTGCTTGCCTGACTTCTGCGAGTAGGCGCGCGCCACTTCGATACCCGCTTCGCCCAGCTGGTGGTGCACGGCGCACAGCACGCCGAACCACCGATCGTAGTCGTCTTCGTCGTTCTTGATGCGCGAAACTACCCATTCGGCTTGGGCGTCGGTCAGGTTGGTCTTGTCGATGTGGTCAATGAATGGGTCATCTCCTGCACTTGCTGCAATATCTCGTTCTGCCGGCGCAGACTTTCGAGACCAAAGCCCGTCATCAACCATTCTTCCCGCAAGTATCTCGAATGCGTCAACAACGCGTTGAGCGTCATTTCGGGAAAGGGCGGGAAGTGATTCGCGGGCGGTAGACCGGATTCCGTCATCAGCCAAGCCGTCCCACCAATCGTAGGGTCTGAGAGTTTCCGGATGAACGTGATAGGCAACCCACTGCTGCCCGTCGCCAAGGATTTCGACTTTGTGATCATTTACGCCATCCGTATAAACATTGGAAGTCAGTTTCTTGAAAGGATCGTCGGAGCGAAACGGAATCAGGAACTTCGGCGCGCGACCCGTGCGCGTCATCAGCGCTTCGCCGGGGAAGATCCCGTCAATCAGGTCCGACATTTCTTGAGCCGCCGCTTCATCCAGGATATCCACGTCGATTGCAGGCGTGTAGCGGGCCAGCACGCCGATGCCGGCATCCGCCGAGCCGTTCGCCGCCATCTTGTGAAACGTCGGCTTGTCGAGCTTGAGCGACGGCCAGCCTTTGAGCCTTGGCCCCTTGCTGCCCGGAGGCAACGGGACAATGAGATAACCCTGGTCGAGTAGCTGCTCGCCCAGGTTTTTGAAGTATTGAGTCATATGAGATCCAGAATAGGCGAGCGGCAACGCGAAGCCATCTCAACCAACCAAAGGGCGAAAGCTTCGGGCGTTGCTTCCCTCTCGCGCCGCGTAACTTCCGGGCGGAAGGCCGGGTGATCCCTGTGTTGCCGGCCGTTCGAGTTAGCTATAACGTGAGTAGGGCGGCCGGGGCGGAAAGGCAATGGTGGCACTTCTTCGGGAGAGCATCCGCAAACGTAAAGCGCAGTCGCTTTGTCAGCCTTATGCCCCCAGTGGAACTGTTTTACATGGACGGTGAAGCCGCCCCACTGATCGGTTTCACCAAGCGCGGGCAAAGGTTTTTCCTTCCACAAGCGCGATGCGCGAGGATGCTCAAGCACGCCGCCACACACGCGGATCATGTCTACCGCCCATAGAGCCAACTCCCGCTCGCCAGGTCTCGGATTTGCCATATGCGATAGTTGGCCCCAAGCGCGGCACGGCGGGTGCGCAACGATAGGGTCAAAGCCCGTGTATGTAAGCGCGTTTCTGTCCGCATCGAACACATCACAATCGGGAAGAGTTTTGTACACACTGTCTTTTCGCGCGAAGAGAACAGCCACCATCAGGCCTCCGCTTTCTTCGAATCGATATAGGCAAGAATGTCTTCCTGCTTCCAGAAGACGCGCCCGCCCACGCGGACCGGTTTCGGGAAGTCGGGTTCGGCCATGCGCAGGTACAGGGTGGAGCGAGCGACGGGTATGAGCGCCAGAACGTCGGCGATGGGGATAAGCACGGTAATCTCCTTTGGTTGTCCGGTACTGTCCGAGCATCCTACGCTCAGAGAACCGAACGCGCAATAAGAAAAAGCCCGCTTGAGAAGGCGGGCTCAAATTACAACGAAGGAGATTTCGGTTAGTGTATCAGACGGAACAACCAGAGGCCTATATAAAACATAGCCGAACAGTACACCGCGATTGCGCAGGCGACGCCGTACCAGCCCAAGGCGTTATGAGGGCGCGGGCCGCTCATGATTTCGCTCCGTTCGCTTGCAGAAGGGCGCGCGCTTCATCGAGCGCGGAACGCAGGGGCGCGGCACCGCCAGCAAAGTGAGTTTGTGCCGCCTCTGCGAGTTTCCGCAACGCGCCCATAGCGGCAGACGGGTGACGATAGAGCGGCACCACATCAGGATCTGCCGCATAGTTCGGATCTACCTGCGCCCATGTTCCCCAACGTTCATCGAACTGGAATAGCGCGAGTGGCTTCTCGTCCAGCATGCTAGGGGCCTGCGCATTGGCTGGCGGTGCAGCGTTGTACGCCTCCCTGAAGTCAATAACTGAGATAGCGACATGACCGCCGCAGACCGAAGTCGCGGCAGCAATTGCGTTAAACGTTTTCTGATACGGGAAATCCACCGCCACGCTACCCGCGCTCGGCGCTTGGGGTGCGTTATCTGCGGCAGGCTGGGTGGCGTAGAGCAATGTTTCTGCGCCGATCTCTTCCCACGGAACCAGGGCGTGCATGTGCCAGCCGAGAATGGGATCACTGCCGATGATCTTGCCCACCGGCTCCGCAACGGATACATGGGCGGTGGCGCGGTCGGCTGCGATGACGGCTCGGGCAAAAGCGAGCAGATCCGCATTTGCGTATCGGCTAGGTGACGTGCAAACGACGTGGAATTCACGCGCCTTGCAGAATACAAAATCGTCGCTCAATTGCGCACGCTTTTTATGCTCGTCCATATCACCGCCTCGTAAGCATCGCGAGTCTTTCGTGACTGCGCAGGGTTGAGTTGTAGCCGACAAGATCTTCATCCAGTCGGAGATTCACATACGGTGGCTGTACCCTGTGCTCGGCGAGCTTGAACGCGCTGCCTAGGTACCGCTCACCGCACGCTTGCACTTTGCCCTCTGCTTCCAGGTCTCGTAGCCACCGGCGCATGTCTTGCGTAGTCGCGCCGAAGTCCTGCGCGAGATTGAAAGTCGTGTAAGCAACACCAGGTTTCATCTTGGCGATCACGTCTTCAGCAACGGAAGGCGTGAGATAGACTTTGCGTTTAGTCATCTGAACCTCTTCGCGTAGGCATCCGGGTCGTAGCTCGTGAGTCCGCTGCCGCCTTCGGCTAAGGGCTTTTCTTTCGACAACTCATCAATCGCCTCCGTCAGCAGCGCAGCGAGATTTCCCTGCCCCCGCTGGTCAAGATCGATAGCGGCGTTCGTGAGTCGTAAAATCAGATAGTGGTTCATTTGGCTTCCTTTGTGAGACCGCGCCATGGCCTATCCTGAGTTTGCGCGCGCCCGGACGATACAGATCCGTCATTAAAGATTAAAAACCAATCCCTGCCATCGAAAAAATCAAACGAGTCTTCCTGTGCGGAGAAATCATACTTCCGTTCGTAGCGACCAGCGCGCACCGGCTTTACGTCGCCAGAATACCAAGCCGTCTTTTTCATTAGCAGTCCCCAGATTTATAAAACTTGCATTGAGCGCACGCTACAGCCAGATCCCCGCGACGCACTTCGGGAAGCGGTGAGTGACGCTTACGCTTATTGATAGAAGCGATCGCTTTCTCGATTCGCCCCGCCATTTCGCTACTCGCCACAAAAGGCTTGCCGTTACCGCGCACGCCGTAGTCCAGCTGGTAGAGCGTGGAGAGCGAGGTGTGAGCCTTGATGGCAAGCTCCTTCTTTTCCGCACTTGTGGAATTTGCCATCCAGTCTTTGTACTTCGAAATTGTCATAAGTGCTCCTAGCCGAACGACGCAAGCAGATTTTCACGGCTAAGTGTGACGAACTCAACCCCGCGCACTGACTTAAGGACAACGAATGCGCTGTTAGTGTCGCCTGAAAACAGAACGAAGGTCTTGCGGTCGCTCTTGCGGATATATCGAATCATGTTATTTGCTCCGTTTCGTTGTTGATGACTGAACTATAGCAGATGCAAAATATAAAGCAAGTGCTAAATTTTCTTGACAAGCCCTTAGGCGAGTGACCTATAATTCATTTCGTCGTAGCCCATCAACCGAAGGAGATAAACGATATGTCTTTAGAATCACAAATTGGCATCCTAACCGATGCAGTGCGCGAACTCACGTCCGCGCTTAATTCGTATGGCGTACGTCAGCATAACGCTGAAGTAGTTAAGACAGTCGAAGCAAAGCGCATCTTGCCGCTTACTGACGCGGATCACAAGCCGAAGGAAGAACTCCCAAACGCGAAATCGGAAGAGACGCAGCAAACCACCTCGCCCGCTTCCGAGCCTACAGAGCCCGAATCCGCGCCGGTCACTTATCAGGACGTTAAGGACGTAACGATCTCCATGAGCAAGACGGATCTCGCCAAGACAAAAGCTGCGTTGTCACGCTTCGGTGTTGCTAGCGCCAAAGGCTTGAAGGAGGAACAGTGGGCGGAGTACCACGCCTACCTGCTCAAGGTACAAGCCGGTGAAATCAATCCGGAAGAAAGCCATGGTTGAAACCGTCGAGTATCACGCCCTAGCAAGCCCTTCGGGCGCACACCGTTGGCTTAGCTGTGCAAACTCCCTGGCAATGGAGATCGGCCAGCCGGGAGGCGATTCGAAAGCCGCCGATCTCGGAACCGACAAGCACGAACTGTTGGCGATGTGCCTGGAGTTGAAGTCCGACGCGACTGACTACGAAGGGCATGTGATGAAGCGGGGGCATGAGGTTACCCGTGCATTCGCCATCGATGTGCAAACTGTGCTGGACAACGTGCGCGATCGGATTCGCAACTACGAAGCCCAAGGCTGCACGGTAACGGTCGAGATCGAACAGGACGTACCTATCGACCAGATTACCGGCGAGAAGGGCGCCACGGGCCGCGTAGACATCGTGCTCATCGTTTCGTGGCCTGATGACCATGCGACGGGTGACGTGATCGATGCGAAGTTTGGTTACCAGGAAGTGGACGCTGAAGAGAATCCGCAACTCATGATGTACGCCCACGGGGTGCTTCAGAAGTTCGGACTGATCGAGGATTTCACTGAGTTAAACCTGGTTATCGAACAGCCTCTGCGGACTGGAAATGAGTTTACAGTCCGCCCCGGTAGCATAGAAGAGTGGGCAGAAGCCGAAGCAGGTCCGGCGGCAACGAAGGCTATCATGATTCACAAGATGGTTGGCGAACGTGCGCTGAAGGAAGAGGATTTCGCGCCGGCTGAAAAAACCTGCATGTGGTGCAAGGCAAAAGCGGTTTGCCCCGCCCTGCTCGCGAAGGTTGAAGAAACGATCGGCGCGGACTTCGAAGCTTTAGAGACGACGACGGGTCGCGACCCTGAAACGGTTACGGTCGAACGCTTGGGCGAAATCTTCCCAAATCTCGAACTCGTGGAGGACTGGATCAAAGCGGTAAGAGCGCGCATCGAGTTTGAGATGTTTGCAGGCCGCAAAGTACCGGGCGTAAAGGTAGTGGCGGGCAAGCGCGGTAACCGAGCGTGGGCGGACGACGCAGAAGCCGAAGCGATGCTCAAAGCAATGCGCGTGAAGCAGGACGAGATGTACAGCTTCAAGCTGCTAGGCCCTAAGCCGATCCTTGAACTTCTGAAGAGCAAGCCGCGAAACCTGAAGAGGATCGAACAGCTTGTGATTCAACCCGAAGGCAAGCCGCATGTAGTGTTGGACTCGGACAAGCGTCCGGCGATTGAAATTAAACCTGTCGATGACGGCTTTGAAGCCGACGAAGAGGATCTATGCTAGTTCGCTCTAAAAACACAATCATCATTACCGAAACGGACCTGCTGGGCTGCGACAACTGGATCACGCAAGTTACCAAACTTCTCGCGCATTTCTTGAGTGAAAAGCGGGAAGCCACGGATGTCCGCATTGAGATCGATTTTTCATTTTTTAAGGAGTAGCACCATGGAAGTCATGCTGAAGAATGTACGTATCGCGTTTTGCCAAGCCCTTTTGGGCGAAGCGGAAGACTATCAGGGTAACGGCGTGTTCCGCCACTCAGCCACGTTTCTGATCGAACCGGGCAGCGCAAACGACAAGGCGGTCAAGGACGCCATCAAGGCCGAAGCCGTGAACGTTTGGGCTAAGAAGGCTGATTCGATGCTGGAATCGCTCAAGGGCAATTCGAACAAGTACTGCTACCAGAACGGAAACACGAAGGACTACGATGGGTTCGAAGGCAAGATGTTCATCGGCGCGCACCGCAAGAAGGCCGACGGGCGCCCGATGTTGCTGGATAGCGTCAAGGATCCTGAAACCGGGAAGGCTGCGAAGCTGACCGGATCAGAAGGCCGGATCTACGCGGGCTGCTACGTCAACGCCAAGATCTCGATTTACTGCCAGCCAGGACAGAACAGCGGCGTGCGCGCGGGGCTTCTCGGTGTCCAGTTCGCAGCACCCGGTGACAGCTTCGGCGGCGCGGGTCGTGCGAAGGAAGACGACTTCGATGCAGTGGATGCAGAAGACGACTTGGCCTGATCATGGCGCGCTATTCTTGCCGATGCAGTAACAGCAAGTGCAGAGCGCGCCGTACGTTCCCCCGCCACCCCGAGCATTACATTCGCCCGCCAAAGTGTTTCTACTGTAGCGGGCGAGTCTTCATCGTGGACCCCTGGATGATGAAGCGCGATACGCGGGCAATGGGGTGCATGTGCGCCGGCTATGCGTGGGGCGGCGTTATGTCAGGCGCGATGCATAGGCGCGGGTCGCTGCACTGTTGGTACACAAACGACGGAAGAGATAAGGCTTTCTTATGAAACTCTGGTGGGATCTTGAAACCTATTCGGAAACCCCGATCAATGACGGGGCGCACCGCTACGCGGAGAAGGCAGAGGTTTTGCTGTTCGCGTGGGCGGTCGATGACGGCCCGGTACAGTGCTGGGACCTGACAAAAAGCCGCGCTATCCCAACTGATCTCGATCTAGCGATTATTAATGCTACGGAATACTGGGGGCACAACTCAGGAATGTTCGACCGCGTCATACTTCGGCGCGCGCATTCTCCGCTTCAGAGTAGGATGCAAAACGACAGCCAACACCGCGACACGATGGTCCAGGCACTTTGCCACGGGCTTCCGGGCAAGCTGGACACGCTGTGCGATATCTTCCGGCTGGAAGCCGATGTCGCGAAGTCTAAGCGCGGCAAGCAACTCATCCAGATATTTTGCAAACCGCAAGCAAAAAACAGCAAGCTGCGCCGCAAGACTCGCGAGACGCATCCCGCGGAGTGGGCGGAGTTCATCGAGTACGCGAAGTCCGATATCACGTCTATGCGCGTGCTGCACCAGAAAATGCCGAAGTGGAATTATCCGAACAACGAATTCGAACTGAAGCTTTGGCAACTCGATCAACGAATCAACCAAGCGGGGGTATATGTCGATCTTGAACTTGCAACCAAGGCGATTGAAGCGGTTGACGTTGCGCAAGCCGGCCTTGCAGAAGATGTTACAGAAGCAACAGGCGGCAGGGTCACTGCCGCGACACAACGAGATAAGCTCCTTAAGCACATACTTGCTGAACATGGAGTACTTCTGCCAGATATGCGGGCAGACACACTCGAGAGAAGGCTTCAAGACCCATCGCTGCCGGATGGTGTTCGCGACCTGATCGGTATGCGCTTGATGGCGTCCACGTCATCGGTGAGCAAATACAAGCGCGTGATGCGCTCTACGTCTTCCGATGGCTACTTGCGCGGGATTATTCAATTCTCTGGCGCGGGGCGCACTGGACGTGATGCAGGGCGTTTATTCCAGCCGCAGAACTTGATGCGCCCGACGCTGCCCGCCGAAGAGATTGACGAGGGCATAGAAGCGATCAAGGCGGGTTGCGCGGACCTGATCACGGATAACGTTATGGAGTTGTGCGCGAACGCCATGCGCGGCGTTATCATCGCGCCACCAGGGAAGAAGCTGGTCGTCGCCGACTTGTCGAACATCGAGGGCCGCGTGCTGGCTTGGCTCGCCGACGAAGAGTGGAAGCTCCAAGCATTTCGGGACTTCGATGCGGGGATCGGGGAAGACTTGTACAAACTCGGTTACGGGAGCACGTTTGGCATTTCGCCTTCGGAGGTGAACAAATCGCAGCGCCAGATCGGGAAAGTTATTGAACTGTTCCTGGGTTTCGAAGGGGGCATCGGAGCGTTCATGACGGGAGCAGCAACGTACGGCATCGATCTAGACGAGATACGCGCTCAGGTGCCAGCGGAGGTTTGGCGCGAGGCAGAAAAGTTTTACACTTGGTCGCAGGATATGAAGCGCCCTGACTTCGGGTTAAAGGTCGAAACATTTCTAATGTGTGATTCGATCAAGCGCTTATGGCGCCGCGCGAATAGCAAGATCGCTAGCTACTGGCCGGAAGTTCGCGACGCGGCGTTAGCAGCGACGCAGTATGAAGGAACGGAGGTGAAGTGCCGCAGGGTTACGATGATCCGCAAAGGCAACTGGTTGCGCATCATCCTGCCAAGCGGGCGATCGTTATCCTACCCCGCGCCGCGCGTCGAGGATGGCAAACTCAGTTTCATGGGCGTCAACCAGTATTCGCGCAAGTGGTCCAGGATCAGCACCTACGGCGGCAAGCTGGTCGAAAACATGACGCAAGCCGTAGCGCGCGACGTGTTCAAAGCGAACGCATTTCGCATTACGGATGCCGGGTACGAAATCAAACTTCCGGTCCACGACGAAGATATATGCTACGCACCCGACCGGCCTGAGTTCAACGCCGAACATTTGTCAGGACTACTCGCGACCAATCCTGCTTGGGCTCCCGATTTACCCCTAGCCGCTGCCGGTTTCGAAGGGTATCGGTACAGAAAAGATTGACAAGCGTTTTGCAACTGCTATAGTTCAGCCACAAACAACGAACGGAGAAAATAATGTTCAGCAGAGACAACAAACACTACCGCGCAACGCCACGCACGATCCAGCAAGCGTTCGGCGCGTACCACCGCTACGACATTGCGGTCTGCAAGAAGCACGAACGCCTGTGCGCGGTTATCGGCGTGCTGATCGTCGGCGTGGTTTTCGGTTTGCTGATGGGGTGGCGAGGATGATTCACCTAGCAATGCTGTTCTTCGCGGGCTATGGCGTAGCTTCATTCGTCAAGGACATACTGGAGGCATTCCAAGATGCGCGAAAGTGAAATCGAAGCTTATTTCATCAAGAGGGTGAAAGAGCACGGGGGTGAGCAACGCAAGTGGGTGTCCCCAGGCCGCAAAGGCGTACCAGACCGCATACTGATTCTCGGCGGAAACGTGTACTTTGTGGAGTTGAAAGCGCCGGGTAAAGCGCCACGCCCGGATCAACTGCGCGAACACGATAAGCTTCGCCGTCAGGGGGCTCGTATTTCGATTATCGACAGTAAGGAAGGCGTGGACGCTTTCCTTCCACCAAGGAGAACAACGTGACTTTCATCGGAATTATGGGCTGGATTGCGGTTGCAGCGCTCGTAGTCGAATTCGTCTACAAGGCGGGGCGCAAGTGAAGCTTCGCCCTTACCAGCAACTAATCATCGACCACGTCTTAGATAAGGAGCGATGCAATGCCTTTGTGCCAATGGGCCTTGGCAAGACAATCTCGACCCTCAAAGCCCTTGAGGCGCTCTCCCTCGTTGACGATTCGCCGACGCTCGTTCTTGCTCCGCTTAGAGTCGCGCAGAGCACCTGGCCGGATGAAGTTAAGAAGTGGGGGCTGGACCTACCGACCACTGCTGTTGTCGGCACAGCCCAGCAAAGGGCTCAGGCACTGCGTGAGGACTCGGCTATCTTCACCACGAACTACGAAAACCTACCGTGGTTGATTGACTGGTACAAGTACAACCCTCGCCCTTGGCCGTTCAAGACGATCGTGGCCGACGAGGTAACGAAACTCAAAGGCTTCCGCACGCGCCAGGGCACTAAGCGCGCCAAGGCACTTGCTGAAGTTGCACACAAAAAGGTGGACAGATGGATTGGGCTGACTGGGACGCCTGCACCAAATGGGCTGAAAGACTTGTGGGGACCAATGTGGTTTGTCGATGGGGGCCAGAGACTTGGGAAGTCTTTTAAGGCCTTTTCACAACGATGGTTCCGGTCGAGCTTCGATGGGTACGGCCTGGAGCCCCTGGATTCTGCCCAGGCGGAGATACAGAGTCTAATTTCCGACGTGTGCTTATCCTTGGATGCGAAGGACTACTTCAATCTCTCCGAGCCGATCAGGAACAAAATAGTAGTGGATCTGCCTCACAAAGCGCGCCAGCAGTATCGGGACATGGAAAAGAAGATGTTCCTGGAACTGGAGGGGCACTTGGGGCCGACGGAAGTCGAAGCGCTGAACGCGGCATCGAAGACCCAGAAGTGCTTGCAGCTCGCGAACGGCGCAATCTATACCGATGAAGCGCGCAACTGGACGGAGGTCCATGATGCCAAGATTCAAGCCCTTGATGACATCATCGAAGAGGCAGGGGGCGCCCCCGTACTTGTCGCTTACCATTTTAAGCATGATCTTGTTCGTTTGCGCGCCGCTTTTCCTCGCGGCCGCGTGCTTGATTCCAATCCAGAGACTATTAGAGCTTGGAACGCGGGGAAAATACCGGTTCTGTTTGCTCATCCTGCTAGTGCTGGTCATGGTCTTAATTTGCAGGACGGCGGCAACATCATCGTGTTTTTCTCAGTGAACTGGAACCTGGAAGAACACCAACAGATCATTGAGCGGATAGGCCCGACTCGCCAGATGCAAGCAGGGCATGACAGACCGGTTTTCATCCACTACATCTTGGCGAATGACACGGTGGATTTCGACGTGCTGGAGCGACTTGAGAGTAAGCGTTCGGTGCAGGACATTCTTATGCAAGCAATGAAAAGGAGAAAGTAATGCGAAGGAATTTCGGGACCGACGAGGCTTGGTACGCCTGGTCTACGGAGATAGACGCAAGAGTTAAGCAACTCGAAAAACACATCCACTATCCTCACAACGAAGTAGCGATGAAAGAAGCCGCCAAGGCGCAAAATGCACCGCTAACTGATGCCCGCATATTCGAGATAACTAAACTCGCAGATTTCGGAGACATAGAGTTCCAATGCCGGGACTTCCCTGCCGATAAAGCTCTCGCAATCGCGCGCGTACGCAAACTACTAGAACTAGCGGCCCAGACCCCACACAACGAAGTAGCGATGAAAGAAGCCGCTGCCAAGGCGCAAGCGCAACCTGAACCGATGCAAAGCTACGCCCGGATGCAAGCCCAAACGATTATCAGCGAAGTCTATCCGCCGCCCATGCGCGCAGATACCGAAGCAATTCTCGCGCTGACGAAGTTCGCGAAGCGCTTGCTCAACCCGGAAGATCTCGGCCACGCGGTGACGTTCGAAGTGCGCCAGCTTGCGCGCCGCGCGCTGGGGTTGCCGGAGGTTAAGGAGTACGACTTGTGAAAACCTGTACGAAGTGCGGGGTTGAGAAAGAGTTGAGCGAGTTCGCAAAGTCAAAAGCAAGAAAAGACGGGGTTTTTATCTGGTGCAAGCCGTGCCAGAGGGCTTACGACAAAACCCGCCGAGAGTTGTACGTTGAAAGAGAAAGGGAACGCAGCAAAAAGAAGTATTGGGCGAACGTGGCGGAATCGCGCTTAAAAAACAAACTGAAGGAGCGGGAGGCAAGGGCTGCAGGTAACAGAGTAGACACCTCTCAGTGGAGGAAGGAAAACCCCGAAAAGTACAGAGACTGGCAAAAGAAGTACTGGGCGTCTCAAGCAGTGAAGGAACGGCGTAAGACGGTAAGAGAGGCGGCCCCTGATGGGTATTTGAAAAGTAAAGTTCGTTCCCTACGGGAAGCGACATCCGAAGAACTCGCCAATTATCGCGAAACACTATTCATAAAGCGCGAAGCAGATGCTTTCAAGAAGTTCCTAACCCAAATTGAAGAGAGGCTTGAAAATGGCACGACAACTAGTTAGCACCGGCAAACTCCGTACCTTCCTTTCCGACGCACTGGTGAAGATGGATGCAGGCGAGATGACGGCGGAAGATGTGAGCGCAATGGCGAAGCTGGCTGGCCAGATCAATGAAAGCTTGTACGCCGAAATCCGCTTCCAACGCTTGCAACTGGAATTGAAGCGCGAGGTCGGCAAGTTCGGCGAGTTGATCATTGGCGATACTGACGGCAACGAGAAAGTACGGAATCCCCCGGAGGAAAAGTGAAGCTCTACAGCACAACCGACGCGGGCAAGTCGATCCACAAAGCGCACGGGCAGTTCACGCATGTGGTGCTTAACCGTTCGACCACGCTTTCCCGCGCAATACCATTCAACTCGCGCACGATCGTGGACTTGCCCCTCTACCAGTACGCGAGCTGGATTCCCGAGTCGGAGTTGCAGCTTCGCAACTGGTGGGACAGGGGCGGTGTGCTGATCGCCCAGGATAGCCACCTGACGCTCCCCGAGGGGCCGCCCGACGTGACAGTACTGGCCGAATGCCCCTACGACCTGTTCAGGCTGGAAACCACGAATCAGTTCAACCGAGAGTACGGAGTGGTTCCGAACCCGGTATCGTGGACTGCGCACGACGAGACGGTAGACCTACGCCATCCGCCGGTGGACTTCCTGAAAGAGATCTGGCACCACTGCGGGGGGCGTCAGATGTCGCCTTCCGAGTTGTCGCAAGCATCGGGGTGGCCCGTGGCGCAAGTCCAGCTTATGAAGAACTGTTTCAAGCCGGAGGAATGGTGGTATGTCCAGAAGCGCCTGAAGCCTGACCGCAGCGAGTTGATGCCGGCATGGGATTGGCTGGAGGGTGGCGCGGTTCCGAAGCGCGAAGTCACGAAGTCGGGTTACCGCGCAGCGGTGGAGGAACTAGGGCGCTTCGGGTATATCGGCTTGAAGAAACTGCACCACTACCCGAGTGAAACGCCCAAGTGGCGCGCGCTTGAGAAAGAGCGCAACGCGGCGCTTAAGTCCTTGGCTGATGTTCGATTACTTGTGGAATCGCTTCCCGACCATCTGTCATCGTAATCACGGTTTGCCGTATCTCTTTAATTCTTGGAGCATTCGCATGATAAAGGGCATTCAACTCGGCCAGGGCGTTCTCACTCTCGGAATTACCTGCGCGCGCCGACCCTCCCCCGGTCAGAGCAAGCGCCGCGTCGAGTTTGACTTTTGCGAGAGCGGCACTGTCACCGAAATTCATCGTAGCGAGCTTGTGGACTTCTTTTATGCCATCGACGCGGAAAACCCTTACGAGGTCTGCGACCTGATTTTCAAACTGGTCGGAACTGAGACGAGAATAAGCCGGATCAACTTTGACCTGCTCAACAGCCCCAGCGAAGGCTTGCAGGGAAGCGCTGCGACGGATGTACTGGTCGATCTCGCGAGCGGTACATCCGAGCGCACAAGCGGTGAGGAACAAGTCACCTTTAGCCTCGGTTAAAGCCGTTTTGATTGACGCTTCGGAAATCAGACCAGCCTTTCGCGATTCGCTGGTCATTTTTTCGTAGCCTTCTTCGCGGGCAAGCCCTTAAGCGACTTGCCCACTTGCGATTTCACGAACTCTTTGCCCACGCGCTTGGGGATGCCCAAGCCGGAGCGGCCCGCTGCTGCCGCATGCATGGCGGCGTTTTGGGCTTTCGATTTCATCGGCATGATCTTTCCTTATGTCTTCGCACATGCATTTATACATCGGATTGCCGCATCGGCCACAGTCCATCAATACTCCATTCCGGTAGCAAAGCCCATAGCCTGAAGAATGGGCAGTTGTTTCTTCATCTTGGACCCGATATCGATTCGATAAAACGGGCTATTCGGGATCTTAACCTTTTTGATGGCCGCGTACACGCTTCGCCGCGCGCCGGATACGGTTGCGCCTTCGCCGGTTGCGACTAAGGTGTAATCGCCCGCGGTGACCGGGCCGGGGAGGTCAACCACTTTCCCGTTCACCTCGCGCGGCGCGACGCCCATCATTATCTCCGACCAGTGGAGGTGTTCCATGTCTTCGGCGCCGTAGACCGGGATTCCACACAGGTCACGGTTCGTGACGTGCGAGTAGGGGAAGTCGGGGAGCGCCATTACAACACTCGCGCTTACAACGTCGGTGCGTATCTTAAGCGTGTCCTTACCGTCGCAAGCGTCCTTCATCCATTGCGCCTGATCGCCGATGATCAGCGAAGTCAGGCTGTGGCGGATCGGCCATCCG